ATTATGGACCAGCACACCTATGATAATTGGGTGAAGATCAAGGCAACTTTTGAAGCCTCTGGTAACACTAATAATATGTTCTACTACAGAGCATGTGAAATTGTTAAAACTAAAAGAGATCCTCTCGCAAAATTTCTTGGAGACCAGAAATGATGCATGAACAAGAAGAGTTTATTACACGTTCTGAAGTTCAGGAGATGATCGATGCTGCAATACGACGACACAACCGTAATGCTTCTATCATTAGTATGTGCGTCGGTTGGGTGGTTCTTGCTTTATTTGCTGAGGGACTTTTAAGGTTGGTTGGGGTTATTCCACCATTACTTCCATGGCTCAAAATCACTCTGAACTGATTTTTTTAGTTCCTTGGTTTGTTCTTTTAGTTATTTCTATATCAATGTTTGTGCAGGGATGGATGATTATGAACGCTCATCATGGGTATTCAAAAAGTCCAAAAGTCAAACACACAGAATTAAACGACGTTAAGGTAGGAGATCCTTTACTGGTGATTAGATTTACAGAAGAAGATTTGCAGCAATTGCAAGAAAGAATTCTTAAACAAAAAATGGAAGAACTTTTTGAAGAACCATCTACTTACGAGGATGAGGAAGATGACTAAACTCATATATACAACGATGACTATTTTTGGGGTCATTGGAATTTTTGTGATCTGGGGATTAAATCACGCATATCCGCAATAGGAGTTAATTTATGAAAATTTTTTTAGATACTGCTGACGTTTCTTTAATTAAATCAGCATATGAGACTGGACTATTAAATGGAGTTACTACAAATCCTACTTTAATTCTTAAAAGTGGCAGACAACTTCAAGAAGTTATCGAAGAAATATCAAAGTCTTTTTCAAACCTAGAAAGTATTTCTGCAGAAGTTGTTGCAGATACATCAGAAGAAATGCTTTCACAAGCACAAAAGTATTATTCAATTGCACCAGCAGTTACAATTAAAGTTCCTTGTACAGTAGAAGGACTTAAGACTTGCAAGTTTCTGACTGATAAAGGAATTCAAGTTAATGTAACTCTTGTGTTTTCGGTTGCTCAGGCAATCCTTGCATCTAAAGCAGGTGCAACATTCATCTCACCTTTCGTCGGTCGTTGGATGGATAATTCTGTAGATGGAATTGAACTCATCAAAAACATTCGCAAGGCATTTGATTATTCGGGAACATCTACACAAATTCTTGCAGCATCTCTTCGTGATGTAAGACAGGTAGAACAGTCTGCTCTTTGTGGTGCAGATGTAGTTACAATTCCTCCCATTGTATTCTGGGCAATGTACAAGAACATTATGACTGATAAAGGTCTAGAACTTTTCCAGAAAGACTGGGAAGAAGTGATGAATTCTGTTAATAAGAAGTGAAAAATATTGTAATCTTTGGTGCGACAGGCGACTTGTGCCGCAGAAAACTTATACCAGCACTTTATACTCTCCATAAGAAAAATCTTCTACCAAAGGGATTAAAGATTATTGGAGCTTCCAGAACTAATCACTCTAAAGAGAGTTGGGTAGAAGTATTGGGAAGTTATTCTCAAGAGTTTATTAAAAGACTTGAATATATTCCTTGTGATTTAAGTGATGCAGAGTCTCTTAAGTTACTAGATTCATCTGAAGATACAACTTATTTTCTTTCTGTTCCTCCAGAAAGATATGCTGATGCTATTACAAACCTAAAAGAAGCAGGTAAGTTAGATGACGCAGAAAAATCAAGAGTTATTATTGAAAAACCTTTTGGCACCGATCTTCAATCTGCTAATTATTTACAATCTGTGGTGGCTGGATATCTACGCGAGAAACAAGTATATCGCATTGACCATTATCTCGGTAAAGATACTGTTAATAATATCCTTGCCACCCGCTTTAGCAATATTTTACTTGAACCACTTTGGAACAGACAGTATGTAGAAGAAGTTCAGATTTTTGCAACTGAAACAATCGGTTGTGAAGGTCGTGCCCAGTATTATGATACTGCTGGTGCTGTGAGAGATATGCTTCAGAATCATATGCTTCAGGTGCTTGCATTAATTGCAATGGAACCTCCTTGTAGGAATGATGCAAAAGAAATTCGCAGAGAAAAGGTTAAGGTTCTTGCTGCAACAAGGTTAGGTGATAATGTAGTTCTTGGGCAATATGATGGATATAAAAATGAGGACGGAGTAAATCCAGATTCACAGACTCCAACTTTTGTTGCGGGTGATTTGTATGTTGATAACTGGAGATGGAAAGGAGTTCCATTTCACTTTATGACAGGTAAAAAAATGCCTGTGAATTGTGTTGAGGTTGTCATTAAATTCAAGTCTCCTCCACAACAGTTATTTGATGGTCACGAATGTAATGATAGAATTGTAATGAGATTACAACCAGATCCACATTTGGATATGCGTATTGACATTAAATCTCCTGGACTCAATGATATGGTTGAACCAGCAATTCTTCAGTATCATTATCCTGTAGAGAAAGCAATTGATGGTTATGTGAAACTCTTTTATGATGCAATTGATGAAGATCAATCACACTTTGTTCATGCAGATGAAGTATTAGAGTCTTGGAGAATTGTTGATGATCTCTTATGTACTGGAGATCAATGTCGTATTATGACGATGCCATATCAATATACTCCAGGAATATGGGGACCTTTATCTAAAACGGAACTTATTACTAAGTGGGATTATCCACTCAAATTAAAATAGGAGAACAAGTATGAAAGTAGGATTAATTGGACTTGGACGAATGGGAGAAGGAATGTCCCGTCGTATGATGAAGGCAGGAATAGAAGTATGGGGTTATAGGAGAAATTATGAAAAAGCAAACGAAGCATTTGAAAGGGGATATGTTAATGGAATTACAACTGATATTGAAAATCTTGTTAAAGTAGTTAAACAGAATAAAACTGGCAAAATGCAACCAGGAATTTTTCAAATGGTTGTGCCTGCAGAAACAGTAGAGGAGACTATTAATGAGTTACTACGATATTGTGGTGAGGGAGATATTATTATTGATCATGGCAATAGCAATTTTAAAGACAGTCGGAAAAGGGCAGAACGCCTGGCAAAACTTGGTATCCAATATATTGATTGCGGCACTAGCGGTGGTGTTTATGGTCTGGATCGTGGATACTGTCTTATGGTTGGCGGCGGAGATACTGCGGTCGCCACTTGTGCAAGGATTTTTAATGCACTCTCCCCAGGCATCTCAAGTGCCCCGAGAACTAACTTTGACTCAGACATAACTTCCGCAGAACACGGATGGTTACATTGTGGTGGTCCTGGTGCAGGGCATTTCGTGAAGATGGTCCATAATGGAATTGAGTATGGTATAATGCAGGCGTATGCAGAAGGATTTAATATTATTAAGAACGCCAATGCAGGTGCTAAGTATGTTAGAGAGGGTGATGCTGAAGTCGCTCCAATGGCGGATCCAGAAAGTTACTGCTACGATGTTGATGTTGCTGAGGTGGCTGAGTTGTGGCGTCGCGGTAGCGTGGTTGGGTCTTGGTTACTTGACCTTACTGCTGATGTGTTACGCCGCGACCCAGACCTTAAACAGTTCTCTGGAGGTGTATCCGACAGTGGTGAGGGTCGCTGGACGGTTACTGCCGCTGTGGATTTGGGGGTTCCCGCTCCTGTTATCACCACTGCGCTCTATGAGAGATTTAATTCTCGCGGTCTTGGTGCTTTCGCGTCCAAGGTTTTAAATGGAATGCGCTACATGTTTGGTGGGCATCATGTTAGGTAAAGCACTTTTGTTTATTGCAATCCCTTTTGTATTAACGACATTGTATTTTGGAACTCGTGGGGGATATTATGATTCTGATGATTATCATGGGAATGGGACAGCACACTAGTATTGACAACTATCATACATAATGATATGATATTTTTATCGGCTGGGGAACGAAAATGTTTCATCTAGTAGAGACACTTGCCACAAATCAGTTTTTCTTATTTCTTTGTGGGTGTGGCTTGACAATCGTTCCCTTTGCTGGTATTATGTTCATACACAAAAACAAGTAACGGGGTGTAGCGCAGCTTGGTAGCGCGGTTGCTTTGGGAGCAATAGGTCGCAGGTTCGAATCCTGTCACCCCGACTCATAAAACTTTACTTTATGAAAATGTATCCAGAACTTTCAGATCTCCAAAAATTTACAGTAGAAGAGTTTCAATCGGATTTTGATAATTTAATGAATAGAGTAGAAAAAGGTGAATCTTTTATCATAACTAGCGAGTATGGTAATGCAGTTATGGTTCCATACAAAGAAGTAATAGAGATATTTAATGATGCTGATGTGGATGATGATGTGATACGAATACACACAAACCACGAAGACGCATCTTGACAAAGCGTTCCAGATCCGCTACTATAGATCTGGATTCACGGGGGTATAGCTTAATGGTTAGAGCGGGCTCCTTATAAGGGCTTAGTCTGGGTTCAACTCCCAGTATCCCCATTCGCTATTTGCGAATAGCGAATGCTGGTTTAGCAATCTGGCGAATGCAATCGACTCATAATCGATGGGAGGCGAGTTCGATCCTCGCAACCAGCATAGGACAGAATCTAAACTGTCCATCTTGACTTCTCCAAGTCAAACCCTTATAATACTAAGGTCAACATTCAAAACAATGACTCTTACAGAAAAATTCAAGAAAGACGTTCAAACCCTTCGTGGTGCCGCAAATGGTGATTTCTACCTTGATGTAAAGAATCCGAAACTTTACAAAAAGGTTCGTCGATATTATGAAAATGAAGGCGTAGTATTTTCTGGTGATCCTCTAGATGATTATGAAATGCTTATGGAATATGTTCTTGCTGAGCTTGAATCAATTGAAGTAGCATAAAGTAAATTTTTTAGTATTAAATAGTCTCGGAGTAGACTATAAACTCTGCCCTGGTCGGGAGCAAACCCCTTTATGTCAAAGTCTAGTGTCTTAAGATACATTGGTAACATTCTTCTCATTCTTGGTTATCAAATCATGTTATGGGGAGACTTTAAATATGGGTTAGTGGTAAAGTTTATTGGTGGCGCTTTAACAATACCATTTGCAATTAAACTAAGACTCTATGAGGTTTTCGTTTTATGTGTATTCTTCTCTG